AGGGCATTATAACGTCCAAGACAATGATTTTGATTTATCACAATTTGGTTTGTTTTTACAAAATGATACATTGTTTATGACAGTGCATATAAACAGTTCTGTAAAAACACTTGGAAGAAAAATAATTAGTGGTGATGTTATTGAATTACCTCATTTAAAAGATGAATATGCTCTTAATGATGCAAGCACGGCATTGAAAAGATTTTATGTAGTTGAAGACGTCAACCGGGCAAGTGAAGGATTTAGTCAAACTTGGTATCCACATTTGTATAGATTAAAACTAAAACAAATATATGACGGACAAGAATATAAAGACATTTTAGATTTACCAGTAGAAGAAGGTAGTGAGCAAACTTTACGTGATGTTTTATCAACATATGAAAAAGAAATGCAAATTAATGATGCGGTTGTTGCACAAGCTGAAAAAAATACACCATCTGCAGGTTATGATACAAGTCATTTTTATACAATATCTGTAAGAGATAATGGCGAAGTTGATCTTGTAACAGCAGACGAAACTTTTTTAGTTGATCAAAATGTTGATGTAACACAAATTGTAAGCACGCCTCCTAGGACTGGATATCCAGGTTATTTGGTAGGAGACGGTATACCGCCTAACGGAGCACCATTTGGAAGTGGTACAGGATTTCCTTCTAACAGTGCATTAGGTGATTATTTTTTAAGAACAGATTTTATTCCTAACAGATTATTTAGATATGATGGAAATAGTTGGAGGAAAGTAGAAGACAAGGTAAGGACTACTTTAACTCCTAATCTACTTAGAGACACACTAAAAGGAACTTTTGTAAATAACAATGCTTCTAATGAAATTAATGGTGAAGAAGTAGTTGAAAGACAGAGCTTGTCAAAAGCATTGAGACCAAAGGCAGATAATTAATGCAATATTTTTATGATGGACAAGTTAGAAGATATCTTACCCAAATTGTAAGAGCATTCAGTAAATTTAGTTATAAAGATTTAGAAGGTAAAGTAACTGAAGTTCCTGTTATGTACGGAGATATTACAAAACAAGTAGGGTCAATACTTAGAGATAATTCTGAAAACAAAATTCCTTCAGCACCAAGAATGGGTGTATATATTACAGGTTTAGAATTAGATAGATCACGTTTAAGTGATAGTAGTTATATTAGTAAAATTAATTTACGAGAAAAACAATTTGATGAAAGTACAAATAGTTATGTTGCCCAGCAAGCAAAAGGATATACAGTAGAAAGATTACATCCTACACCCTTTACACTTACAGTAAATGTTGATTTATGGACCACTAGCACTGATCAAAAATTACAAATTATGGAACAAATTCTAATGATGTTTAATCCTGATTTAGAATTTCAAACAAACGATAATTATGTTGACTGGACAAGTTTAACTGTACTACAACTTGAAAATATTAATTTTAGTAGCAGAAGTATTCCTACAGGAACAGAATCAGAAATAGATGTAGCAACATTAAGTTTTATTGCTCCTATATACATTTCACCGCCAACTAAAGTTAAGAAACTTGGTGTTATTACAGAAATTATCAACAGTGTGTTGAACTTTGATTCAGGAACTATTGAACTAGAAGGATTTAATCCTGATACAAGTGATACTACCAAAGCAGCAACAGGCACAGTTGTAATGCCTGATGGTACTGTTATAACAAAAGATCCTGCAACACCTCCAGCAGCAGTTGTTGATGAGAATGGACAAATAACCTATCCACCGATCAAACCAGAAGATACTCGTGCAACAGTTATTAAAACTTCACCAGATGGTAATGTTAACCTTTCTCAAGTGAACACAGCAAGTTACAGAAACTTTGACATAATTGTAGAAGGAAGCATTGCTAGACTAGGCAGGAACGCTGCACGTATTGGAGATATAAACTGGTACAATGTTTTAGAAGCAGAAGCACCTGCTAAGTATCAGCCAGGTATAAGTCAAATACGTTTGAAAAGAGGAGAACTACTTACTCCTATAGTTGCAACATTTGCAATCAACGGTAATAATACGCAGGAAATAACTTTAACATTTGATATTGATACAGTGCCTAATGATTCTATTATAAATGGATATTCAAATAGAGGTACTATAGATTACATAATAAATCCAAGAGATTTCAATCCTAATGTGGTTAAAGCACCAGGTATACGTTTGTTAATGTTACAACCAATCGGCGGTGCAATAGAAAGAATACAAACCATTGTAGGTAGCACTACAAGAATAGAAACAGAAGTCGATGCTGATGCAGTATATGATTTTGATGTTTTTGTAGATAACGTAAGAGTAACTGATGCAGCTACGCAAGAAACAATTGACGGATCTCTAGTAATAAGATTAGCAGATGCTCCGAACCCAGGAGAAGAGTTGCGTTATGTATTATACATAAACGAAGACGGTGCTGATGCGTGGAAAAGCACAGGCGGCAGAGATTTTATTGCTGATACACACGATATTGTAGAATGGGATGGATCACAATGGAATGTTATATTTGATGCAAGCGAGTCTACTGATAGCATTTACATAACAAATTTAAACACTGATCAACAATTTTATTACAACGGATATTATTGGCAATTTGCTGTTGATGGATTATATCCAAGTGGCAGCTGGGATCTTATCATTTAAGCTAACTACTGTATGAACCAAATTATTTGTAGTGGTGCGTTATTCTATTCTTTGGGCACCAAGCGTTTTTTAATGTTACATAGAACACAAGGTAAAACTAAAAACCAATGGGGTTTAGTTGGCGGCACTAACGAAAGCACCGAATCACCTTGGGAAGCATTACAAAGAGAAATAAAAGAAGAAATAGGCGAAGTACAAAATATTAAAAAAATTGTTCCATTAGAAAGTTTCATATCAAACGATCAACATTTTTATTTTCATACATATCTTTGTGTAGTTAAGAATGAATTTATACCCGCACTAAATGGCGAACACGATGGATATGCTTGGGTAAGTTTTGGTAAATGGCCAAAGCCTTTGCACAACGGTTTAGCTAATACTTTACGTAAAAAAACTAATGCAACAAAATTAGAAACTACTATAAAACTTATTGATGTTTTTCTCGATAATGAAATAGTTGATTAAGTGCAATAACTTGTAATATATCTCCTGTATATGTAGCCATTTTTTCTTGTATTAATTCTACAATTGTTAATTCACCATCTAATAATTGCTTCCAATTATCTTCTATAAACTTTATATTTGTTTCTAATATTTCAGCAGATTCTGTAACACCTGTTCCGTTAATACATATATTTCCAACATCTTCTATTTCTAAGGATAAATTTAGATGTGCAGTGTCGTTTAAAAAGTTATTAAGTTCAATAATATATAAAGAAATACCTGTTTGCACTCCAGCTTCGACTTTCTTCATTAAGTCTGCAAAAAAGTCTTGAGCTAATTCAACATCGCCTTCAATTATTAATTCACCTGATTTATAAAGTTCTAATGTATCAACTTCTCCAGCAAGAGCTTTAAGTGCATTTTTAAGATCGACAATTATTTCTGCATCAGCATATGCTCTGCTAATCTTTACACCTTTTGAATCAAAGTAAATTTCTCCTACATTATCAATAATCATTTTAACACTACCAGCGGAGTATTTGTAATTACTTCCAAGCTTCTTTTCTATTTGTGTAAATATCGATTTAGCAACAGGGTTGAATTTTATTAAACTTTCTTCTTCAGTATAGTCTAAAAATTCTAGATCATAATCTGTAATATTAGGATCAAATGTATTTTTAAATTTATCGTTCAGCCATTTAAAATCATTAATTTTTCTTAGTGCATCCTTATTATTTTTAAATGCTAAACCATATTTTGCTCCTTCATATGCTCCAGCAATAGTTTCTGCACCAAAAGGTTTATCACCTCCTCTTGAACACCAGGCCTTTAATCTAAAAGTAGTTTCATCATCAACTTGTCTATCAATAGCTTTACTAGCAAGTTTTGCACACTCTCTAAATCCACTTCGCCACGCACTAAAGGCATCTGTGTTAAATGCAGTAACGTTACTCATTCTGTTTATGCCTTTGAAGTTTTTACTGATACTTGTAGTCATATCAG